TTTTTACCGGGAGGAAATTTATGGAGACTGTTTTTGACGCACTGAAAGCAATGGGGAAAGCCACGTCGACAGAACTGGCTGCGCGACTTGATATCAGTCGTGAAGAAGTGCTGAACGAGCTGTGGGAACTGAAAAGAAATGGCGTCGTTGATAAAACGGGTCACACCTGGTTTCTGGCTGGCGAAGGTGAATCCGGGGTAACCGAAGAGCAGCCAGCACAATCTGAAGTACCGGATGTGCTGACCAGGGCGGTCGAACGAAAAGTTACCGCTGACATGATGATTGAGTTTATCGGTCAGGAGGGAGCTAAAACGTGTGAGGAACTGGCGGGTAAGTTCTGTGTCAGCACTCGCAAGGTTGCTTCCACGCTGGCAGTAGTAACCGCAACGGGGCGGCTGGCACGCGTAAACCAGAACGGTAAATTTCGCTACTGCATGCCGGGAGATAATTTACCAGCAGAGCTGAAAGCCGCATCGGTAGCGGAAACAGATGGTAAAGCCTTTCCTCAGCCAGCCGGTGTTGCGTTACCGGTACAGGAAGCTGCAACACAGGAAGATATTAAAACAGAAACTGTGGCGGACATGGTGCAGTCGTTACCATCGCTCACCGAAACGCAAGGGGATGACCTGATTTTACCATCGCTGCATATAGCAAACCGCGAATTGCGTCGGGCGAAAAGCCATGTCCAGAAGTGGGAGCGTGTCTGCGCCGCGCTGCGGGAGCTGAACAAGTACCGGGATATTATACGGCAGATGAATTGTTCCAGAGAGGATGTGAAGTGAGATGGCGTGGCTGGGTGCGGGCTGAAATCCTTATTCTTCGGCAGTGCGCGGGAACAATGAAGGTAAAAAGCATCGGCAGTCTGATTGGCCGTAGTGAGGCGGCGGTCAGAACGAAAGCGCGGGAACTGGGTATTAGTATGATGTTACGGGGTGATTATCACCAGTCAGCAAAATATCCGCAGAGTGATATTGAGCTGACGCGACAATTGCATCAGCGTGGCGTGTCCAGGAGAGAAATCGCCAGAAAATTTGGAATGCCGCTGCGCACAGTGAATAACTACGTTTATTTCGACAGGAGGGTGTCTGCGTGAAAATCCTGTATCAGGATTACGGCCCGGTGGGACAGGTGGTTATCAGCAGTACTGTAATGGAGTTCCGGAAGCATAACCGTGTAGTGGATGCAGTGCTGTTAGCCTGTCCGGGGATATCGGCGAGCCGTGCAGGTGTGTTTTTTATGAAGACGAAGTTATATGGCAGTACAGCGTGGATAAAGAAGGCGTACCGGGTAGCGTTGCAGGAGGTAAGCAGTGAGTGAATCGGCAACCATTCTTGATATGTCCTGTGGTAGTCGTATGTTCTGGTTCGATAAGAATGACGACCGGGCGATATTTAGCGATATCAGAAAAGAAGAGCACACATTATGTGATGGACGACGCCTGATAATTAGCCCTGACCTGATAGCAGATTTTCGTGCATTACCATTTGCAGACGCATCGTTTCCGGTTGTTGTATTCGACCCTCCGCATCTTGAGCGTGTTGGTGATAACGCCTGGATGGGAAAGAAATATGGACGGCTGAATAAAGATACCTGGCGTGATGATTTGCGGCAGGGATTTAAAGAAGCCTTTCGTGTGTTGTGGCCACACGGTGTTCTGATTTTTAAATGGAATGAAACGCAAATACCTGTCCGCCAGATATTGGCACTAACCGACGCGAAACCAATCATCAGCCAGCGCACCGGTAAGAACGATAAAACACATTGGATTATTTTTGTGAAGGAAGCGACCAGTGGGTAAATCAAAATGCCAGGTTTATGGCAACAAGATAGAACCGTGTACGGCACTGGCAAACTCCCTTGAGCATGATGCTGAATACACGACGCGAAAAGGTCTGCTGATATACAAAATCTGGAATGAGAGTTTAACTCGCGGCCCTGATTTGGTGATGTTGCGATCCGGTGAATTTTCTAAATCACCAGTTCGGGTTTCATTTTGCCCGTTCTGCGGTGAAAGTCTGAAAACGTGGGAGAACAGAAATGAATGAAATTAGAGAAATACCAGTAGAACGTGATGAATATGGCTGCTGGACACATCCAGAATATGAAAAATTCTGTGACGGTCGGGAATATATTTCAACGGAAGAGTTTAACGCCTGGATGAAGGCAAATAATCTTCAGTGGACTATTTGCAGCATGGATGAAGATTATTTAAATCCGGTTGCAGATGACCCCGATATTTCCGCCTGGGAACCGGAACGACCAGAGGGCGAAGGCTGGTTTATTGGCTCCATTCATGATACTGAAGATGGTCCGGTTTGTGTCTGGTTGCGAAACAAGGTGATGGCATAGATGAGAATAGAAAAAGCGAAAGCACAGCTCAGGATAATGCTTGCTGGTCCGGCTGCGAGTTATATGACACATTCACCAGCCATAAAGAAGGTTCTTGATGAACTGGAAGCCAAAGACAAGCGCATTGCAGAACTGGAAGCAAGGGAAGTCCAGCTACCGGCTGGCTATGAACTTCGATATGGACATCCGATAAATACTGATGAACGTCACGTCATGATTCCCAAAGAAAATGGCAGCTGGATTTATCTGGCTGATTTAGAGCACGTACTACGTGTTGCTGGTATTCGCATCAAAGGGGAGGAGCATGGAAATAAAACCAGAAGATGAGTTAAGTAATATTGTTTTATTTCCGGTAAAAGAGGATGACCCACGTAATCAGGTTAATTTTCTTTATGAGCCATCGGAAAGACCATATTGCCATCACGACTCTGTCCGGGTTGACGAAAAAGAGCGTCAGGTCCGCTGTAAAATCTGCGGTGCAGTTGTGGAGCCATTTGACTGGATGCTCTCTGTGGCGAAAAGAGAAACCAGACTGGCAGATGATGTAAGGCTATTGCGCTAGGAGGAACAGGAAAGGCGGAAAAATATAGAAAAGCTAATTCAGATTGAGCGTAACGTGAAAGCGCGGATACGCAGGGTGACAAAATCCAGAACTGAATAATTAAATTTAGCACTGTAAATAAAATCAAATCCTTAACTGGAGGCATATCTATGTTAAATACACAGAAAACCATTAATGCGGAAAAATATAACGAGTGGGTGAGGAAATTTTCTGAGCAGATTTTTAAAATTACTGGTGACGAGAATGCGGCAAAAAATGAATTAGAGCCGTGGACACCTGAAGGACTCGACCAAAATTATTGCTGGTGGGATGTTGATCCAGTTGATGCTGCAAATGAAACTATGAGTTATCACAATGATTAATGTCAGGAGGCCGCCCGAAAGGGCGGTAAGAAATGACTACATTATTCAGAAAAGAATATCCGAGAAAAAGTAGAGCGACAGAATTTTTGTTTCTCATTATATTTATCGTGTTGATGATACCGATATCCCCGCTATTACTGGTCTGGTTTATCGGGAAAATAATTGAGCCAGTTATTGAATTGTATAACGACGTGGTATGGGCGTCGTTCAACACACTGCACAACAAAATCAACCCATATAAGGAAAGCTGATATGACCACTATTACCAGAGAAAACGCGGAGATTAAATCATTCATCACTGGTTTCCTGAGCGACCCGGCGCACGATAACCAATCTTCAGACAGCCTGCTTGCCAATGTGTTTCGTATCGCACTGGCATCACTGGAAGCAGAGCCAGTGGCGTGGAAGGCGACCTTCACGCAAATTGACCATGAATATAATACGTTCACCGCTATGTATTCTGACAAAGCAGAAGCCGAACGCTGGGTGCGACTGCATGAAATAGGTGATTTTCGGGCAGAAATAACACCGCTTTACGCAGCGCCGTCAGCGCCGGTAATTCCGGATGGTTGGATAAGCTGTAGTGAGCGGATGCCTGAAAAGAACCAGAACGTGCTTATTTCGGTGAATTTCGATAGCTCTCTGGTTGAACCGCTAATATGCTCCGCACGCTATACAGGAAGCACATTCCGGCGAGGAGAAGCAACGATTAAGCCGGGTAATGGTATTGAGCAGGCAACTCACTGGATGCCGCTACCGGAGCCACCGCAGGAGGTGAACTGATGAAAAATGAAGTCGACAATGTTATCACCCTCGTACAGCCAAAATCAGAGGAGGAAGGACTCCTCAACGTTGTGATAACCGACAGAAAAAGCGGCGAGCAAAAATGCTGTCAGCATATCCGTACAACAATTTCAGAAGTGAATCGTACGATTACCTGTAACCGATGCGGATTGGCTTTAGATCCGTTCGAGCTTGTTCTCGACCGTGCGAGAAACGGTGAAAACATAGTGTCTGAGATTAAATCACTCTATGCAAAGCGGGATGCTCTTCGTGAAGCTGTGGCAAAACTTGAACGTGAAGAGAAAAACGCCAAAGCCCGGTTACGAGCAGCCAGGACAGCAATACTGTATGCGGAAAATGACCTTAAAAATATTGAGCAGGAGGTGAATCGATGACCTGGCCTGAAGCATTCACAACGGTAGGAATTGCGATGGCGGTGGCGCTGGTGGTGTATTCGATTTGCCGCTGGGGATAAATCGCCGAAAAAAGATCCCGACACAAACATGAGCCGGGATCTTTGATTTATATAGCCTACGAATCCGCCAGTAAGAGAGGGGGCGGACGGTTAATTCTAACACCGGAATGATGTGGGTAAAAGTTTATAAGAAATCGGTTTCATAACTTTGCCCACCATGATAGATACCGACAATAAAGATTTTTCTGCTATCAACGGCAAAAGCAATAATCGTTCTGTGGCGGAAATGAGTTACCCGCATCCCCTGGCGAATATCATCGCGTTTATTGCCCCGATGCGGGAATGTTGAAAACCCATCAAGATAATCAAGAAGCGCATTGGCATAATTGTCAGCAATGACGTTCCCTGCTTTCTCCGTTATATACCTGTGCAGGTTGATTATTTGTTGTTCGGCCTCAGGAGTAATGATGACTTCATATGTCATGCAGATTACTTCCCGGATCGAATCGCGGCGCGAACCTGTGAAATGGAGCGTCCGTTGTTTGGGTTTTCGCGGATAGAATCAAGAGAGGGGGCGGCTGAATGCGTTAACCACGCTTCGATTGCTTTATCGCGCTCATTCAGTGCGCGAAGCCCTTCACGAATGACCTCGCTTTCTGAAGCATAGGCACCGGAAGCCACACGGGCGCGCACCATGTCAGCCATTTCGTTAGTTAATGTAATGCTGAATTGTTGGGTTGTACGCATGGTAAACCTCACGGAGTAGGATAGAACACCATTCGATGATAGCACGTTGCCTGTTGACGACAACAGAAATCAGAGACAATATTGCCGCACGCCAGCTTGAACAACTGGCACCTGCTGCGCCAGCAGAGAAAACCGATGGCGCACAATACCAAACATCACAATTCTGATACCGCCCCTGCCAGCAGGCAAGGGCGGTGTTCTCACACATTCAAATATGACTGGTATCAGCACGATCCCTGCACTGAAGAACAGGCCGAATGGCTGATTCATAACTACCGCAGACGTGGGTATGAGTTTAAGAAAGCCCTTAGCCTCGACTACCGTCACTGGATAATCTACGTCAGGCTCCCTTATTCCGAACGCCCGCCGCGTCCATCCCGCACATTCCAGCAACGAATCTGGAGGTAACGTGCGGGTATTACTTCGACCTGTTCCGGTGCCGGAACTCGGGCTGGTGGTCCTTAAGCCGGGCCGTGAATCCATGCAGGTATTTCATAATCCCCGGGTACTGGTGGAGCCGGAACCGAAAAGCATGCGCGGTCTGCCGTCCGGAGTCGTTCCTGCCGTTCGTCAGCCGCTGGCGGAAGATAAATCATTACTGCCATTTTTCAGCGATGAGCGGGTGATTCGTGCTGCCGGCGGCGCTGGCGCACTGTCTGACTGGCTCCTGCGTCATGTTAAATCCTGCCAGTGGCCTCATGGAGACTATCACCACAGTGAAACCGTCATACATCGTTACGGTACCGGCGCAATGTTGTTGTGCTGGCACTGCGACAACCAGCTGCGCGACCAGACATCCGAATCACTCGGGCAGCTTGCTCAACAAAATCTGACAGCCTGGATGATTGACGTCATACGTCACGCAATAAGCGGTACACAGGAACGGGAATTATCGCTGGCTGAATTATCCTGGTGGGCGGTCTGCAATCAGGTGGCGGACGCGCTACCGGAGGCAGTATTACGTCGTTCTCTGGGATTACGTGCGGAAAAAATCCGCACGGTTTACCGCGAAAGCGACATCGTACCGGGAGAGCAGACCGCCACCAGCATACTGAAGCAGCGCACAAAAAATCTTGCGCCGTTGCCTCACGTCCACCAGCAACAAATCTCGCCACAGGAAAAGACGGTGGTCAGCATTGCCGTTGATCCGGAGTCTCCGGAATCTTTCATGAAGCGACCTAAACGTCGCCGTTGGGTAAATGAGAAATACACACGCTGGGTGAAGACACAGCCGTGTGCGTGTTGTGGTAAGCCAGCCGACGATCCCCATCACCTGATTGGTCACGGTCAGGGAGGGATGGGAACAAAGGCCCACGATATTTTTACGTTGCCGCTGTGTCGGGAGCATCACAACGAGCTTCATGCGGATCCGCAGGCGTTCGAAGAAAAGCATGGTTCCCAGATTGATTTAATTTTTCGTTTTCTTGATCGCGCCTTTGCAACCGGCGTGCTCGGGTAAAAGAGGTTACTGATGCGTATAGAGTTTGTTTTGCCTTATCCGCCGACGGTGAATACTTACTGGCGACGCCGTGGCAGCACATATTTTATATCGGAAGCTGGTAAGCGTTATCGCCGTGATGTGGCACTTATTGTCCGCCAGCAGCGGCTGAAATTAAATCTGCCCGGAAGGCTGGCGATAAAGGTTATCGCCGAGCCACCGGATAAGCGTCGTCGTGACCTGGACAATATCCTGAAAGCGCCACTGGATGCACTGACACATGCGGGACTGCTCATAGACGACGAGCAGTTTGATGAAATCAATATTGTGCGCGGTCAGCTCGTTCCTGGTGGGCGGCTGGGCGTGAAGATTTACAAAATTGAAAGTGAGTGAGCGTAAATATGATATACCCGGAAATTACAGGCAAAAGCGGTGAGCATTTACGCCTGAAAACGCTGGAAAGTGTCTGGCTCCAGGGGAAACTGCGTATGTGGGGGCGTTGGTCGTATATAGGTGGTGGCAAAACAGGAAATATGTTCAATCAGTTGCTGGCATCCAAAAAACTGACAAAAACCGCGATCAATGAAGCCATGCGCAAAATCAGGGAATCAGGGATTGATAAACCTGAACTGGAAGCATTCTTGCGAGAGATGATCGCTGGCAGACAGAAGAGCTGGCTGTCTCACTGTACTGATGCAGAGGCGTTACGCATTGATGGGGTGATAAGTAAAGCGCTCGCAAGTTATCCTGGATTGATTGATATCCTGCGGCAACGGTACGAAGGACGGGGGATGAGTAAACGAAAAATGGCTGAATTGTTGAATGAGGTTCACCCTGAGTGGTGCTATGCAACATGCCGCAATCGTATAGATATGTGGCTGAGAATAGCTGAGTTTATTCTATATCCACTGATGCGGGATGCATTTTCTTTTACTGACGCTTAGAGTCTGGAGGGCGTTTGTTGTTGCACGAAGAGAATTTCTGGTTGGTGGTAAGGCTTATGCAGTTTTAGAAAAAAATCTTGTATTTTTAGCCATAAACTGTTTCAATTCAGCTACGCTTCGCAAAGCTGCACCGCGAGGCGAATAGCAGACATGGACATTTGAAAGAGCCCGCTTTATGCGGGTTTTTTTTATACCTGAAAAACGGCGCAGGACGTTAAACGCGCTGGTGGTTGCGAATACCGGTCTTTCAGCTTGCTGGCTTTTTCGACAAGAGTTATTTGTATGTCACGTAAACCAGAAAAGGGAAAAAGGCATGCTAAAACAGCAGGATATGACCGAAACTGCCAGAGTGGTGTTTAATGAATTAAGTGTCACCGAACCGGCGACCGTCGGGGAAATTGCGCAGAATACTTACCTTTCACGCGAACGCTGCCAGTTAATACTGACTCAGCTTGTTATGGCGGGTCTGGCAGATTATCAGTTCGGTTGTTACAGACGCCTTCCGCAGTGATGGTTTTTTTCATTTGCGGTAATGGGAGGCTGGTGGGTGTTAGCGGCACCTGTCAGTCCTTTGCTCATGTGTTGATGTGGGGCTATAATTAAACTAACCAATTGCTAATTAAAGTAAAATTATAATGGCTGTTGTCTGTTCAGTTATCATGGTTTGCTCCCCAATTAATATTTTTCTTGAAAAGGATACGTTGTCACTTAAGCCCGGCTCAGTCGTTCTGGCCACCAAATGCATCAGGGCGCTTTTCCTCATGCATTATGGCAAAGTTAAAATTGTCGATATAAGTGAATCCGTCGTAAGTCAATATCTGGAAAGTCAGCATAAGCTGACGAGGACTCGTCTGACTGACATTCCGCTTTACCTGTGGCTGGAACCCAACAATCCTGCGTTGGCTGCGGCTTTAATTACTGGCCAGAGATTTTCCGGAGAGACCACAGATATGTTTCTTATGATGGCGTGCCTGTCGCTGTTTGAATCAGATGAACGGATGTCATTATTTTTAAGTGGATGTTTATCCAGTATAAGCACCAAAGTCAGAGCGATAATTCAAACAGATATATCATCAAGCTGGACGCTTGGTGCGATTGCTCTACAGCTGCATATGAGTGAGAGTTTGTTAAAGAAAAAACTCAAGGGTGAAGGTCTCAGCTTCAGTGGTTTATTACTTGAAGAACGGATGCGGGTTGCTGTAAATATGCTATGTTCCCGATATGGATATGGACAGGCTGTAGCAGAAAAGTGCGGTTATTCAAGTAGGTCCTACTTTATATCTGTATTTCACCGCTATTATGGCCTCCCGCCAGACAGATATGTATCTATGCAAGGGCTTGATTTTTGATTTCATCTGATTATTATTTTCGATTCGGCCCTTTAGCTCAGTGGTGAGAGCGAGCGACTCATAATCGCCAGGTCGCTGGTTCAAATCCAGCAAGGGCCACCAGCACATACCGCCATTAGCTCATCAGGAAAGAGCACCAGCCTTCGAAGCTGGTTGCGCGGGGAGCGGGTCCTCGATGGCGGTCCATTATCGTTATTCAGCGTTGTTAGCTCAGCCGGACAGAGCAATTGCCTTCTAAGCAATCGGTCACTGGTTCGAATCCAGTACAACGCATTACACTTATTTTTTCAGGCTCGCTTTTGCGAGCTTTTTTGTATCCGCGCTACGCCTGGCGCATATCAACTAAATAGCCTTTCAGAGGGGCGGAGTGGTCAGCGTGACTTTCTCTGTGGGCATATCGCCCCCGGGAGTTTGCTCCCCCCGAAGGAACGTTACGATGTTTGGTATTTTTGGTAAAAAGCCCGCAGAGCGGTAACGGAAATTAAAGATAGAAAGCTATTTCTGAAAGCTTAAGGCGTAGTTGAAATCATGCTGATAATGCTATTGCCAATGGATGGATTTTAGAAAATTTACCATCGAAAATGTACGGGTACATGTTAAGCATAGTTAATTAACATGAACCAACTGGTGAGGTCTCTCATATATTTGTGAATATATTATGGAGTAACTATGAAGGTTTGGTCTGCACTCTTCTTGTCTATGTTAGTTTTTACCAGCCCAGCAAAAGCTGAATGGACTGGTGATAAAACTGAAGGAATGTATTCTGAAGTGATGATTAATAAGATCCACACAGGGCAATTTAATTCTTCTCCATATTTCTGTTTAGAGGCTGAACAGAGTGAAGACAAAACAATAAAAGCTTGTTTGTTAAGGAATGATTCTAAATGGCATCCGTCATTTGATACTCTGTATTTACAGACTATGTATTTTTATACGACTGGCGAACGAATTCGTTTATATTATGAGCCAAATGTATGGAATAATGAAGACTTTAAAAAATCTCTTACAAGTAATGCTTTAGTGGGATACTCTACTTGTAAAGAAGAAGCGTGCTTTGGGCCAATAAGAGAAAAAGATAAATAATTTCAATGACAATTTTTATGCTGTGCTGTTAATAGGTGGTGAGGTTTTATTATGAGGGTGCTTATTTTTTTAATATTGTCTTTATTATCAATAGATAATGTGATTGCTGTGCCTCAATGGTATTTTGATGTAATAGGTATAAATGACAAAGTGATGCATTATACTAATAAGAACTCTCCGGTTGCTGTTACAGTCGTTGATTCTGGAGTGGCTTTTGTAGGAGGATTAAGTGATGCAGAGTTCGCTAAATATAGTTACACTAAAGATGGCTCACCTTATCCAGTCAAAGGCGATGAAGCATTATATATCCATGGTACGGCAATGGCGTCAATTATCGCATCAAGATATGGAATTCTTGGAGTGTATCAGGATGCAATGATATCAAATAGACGTGTAATACCAAATGGTGTGACAGATTCTTGGATAAAAGCAATTGAAGCAGTATCTTTAAATAATAATTTATCACCCGGACAGGAAAAAATAATAAATGTATCTGGAGGGCAGAAAGGCAGTCATTCTGCTACTGCATGGACTGATCTATTAAGTAGGTTGGGAAAGGAAAATGATAAGCTTATAGTTGCAGCAGTTGGAAACGATGGAGCAGATATTCGAACAATAACTCCCGAACAGAGAATATGGCCGGCAGCATATCATCCATCCAGTAAAATCAATAAAAAGTTTGATCCAGTCATTCGGGTTGCGGCATTAGCTCAGTATACTAAATCTCAGACTCCATCATTACATAGTGGCGGCATTACTGGAAGTCGTTATGGTAATGGTTGGGTGGACATTGCTGCACCAGGGCAAAATATAAATTATTTGAAACCTGATAATACAATAGGTGTTGGTAGTGGGACTTCAGAAGCTACCGCGATAGTTTCAGGTGTTTTAGCTGCCATGTCATCATGCAACCCAAGAGCTACAGCTCAGGAGCTTAAAAAAACATTGCTAGATACTGCCGATCAATATTCTAGCCTCGCAGATAAGGTTACTGATGGAAGAGTTCTGAATGCAGGGAAAGCCATTGAGTCATTTTGTAAAAAAAACCGAGTTAATATATTAAGTTCGTCTGGGGAGTTGTGATTTTAATTATGGGGTACTCTATGTGTGTTAAAAGTATATTATTGGTGGTTGCTTTTTTTATTTCAAGTATAGCCAGAGCAGAATGGACCGGAGATAAAAAGGATGGAATGAACTCTGGGTTTGTTATCAATAAATTTCACGTGGGACAGATAGATCAGCGTCCATATTTTTGTATTGAGGCATCTAATAAGTATGGAAATACAACACGCGGTTGTTCTATAAAAGGGTTGTCAGTATGGGGGGCATCATATTCATTATTCTATAACCAAGCTTTGTACTATTATACCACTGGACAATTTGTAAGGATTTATTTTAGCCCTAACGAGTGGACTTATCAGCCTTTTAAGGATGCACTAACAGCCTCAGTTATTGTAGGTTTTTCAACGTGTATAACACGTGAACAGTGTTTTGGTCCTGACAGAAAAAAATAAAACCAATTTGCTTTTGGTTTATTTTATATCAAGTGTTTTCTGGAACGTGAGTGTTTTTTTATATTAGGTCATTTAATATGGCTAAGTGGTTAGTAAGTGAAAATGGATTAATTGGTGGGGGGGGTGTAATAAACTTGAAGAATAAGTTGTGTTTAATGTCTTACGAATTGAATATCCATCGTTTGTATAATTATGACGTTTCCCCACAGACAAAGAATTCCAATACCTGATAAGCACATGTAGTTAATCTGGTTATCATATGATGATATATACAAATATTAAAATTTATAGTTTTCACATGCTATAAATTCCAAATATAGATATTGAGAGGTATTTATGTCTGAACCCTTATCCGGTTCCGGCACGGCTGCGGCGCTCGGCGGGGCGACGGTGTACGGGCTGTTTACCGGAACGGATTTCGGGATTGTGTTTGGTGCGTTCGCCGGGGCGTTATTTGTGGCAACGATGCCGCAGGCGCTTTCAGCCTGGCGTGTGGCGGCGCATTTTCTGGTGTCGTTCATTGTCGGCGTGCTGGGAGCGCGCGTGCTGTCAGCCTGGATAGCGGCAAAAACAGGTTATGACGGCACATCGGCAGATGCGCTGTGTGCGGTGCTGGTATCCGTGGTGTCGGTGAAGATTCTGTCGTTCATCCACCAGCAGGATATCGCATCACTGGTGTCCGGCTTGTTCTCCCGCCTGCGGGGTGGAGGAGGCGGCAATGTTAAGTAACCTTCCCGGATTGCTGAATGTGGCGTTATGCACGGTTATCGTGCTGACGCTCTTTTTTTATCGTCGCTGTGATTCCAGACATAAACCGCTGATGTCATGGCTGGCCTGGCTGCTGATGCTGCTTTATGCCTTTGCGCCACTCAGCTATCTGTGTGGTCGTCCGTTAGCGGCGAACTGGCTGGCGGTGGGGCTTAATCTGCTGTTCTGCGTGCTGGTGATTCGTGCACGTGGGAACGTTTCAAAAATCCTTTCATTCCGGAGGTGAGTATGTCGGGTAAATTCAGATTCAGCCGTCGGAGCGAGAAAAATCTGGAGGGCGTAAAACCACAGCTGGTTGCTGTCGTTCGCCGTGCGCTGGAGCTGACGGAGGTTGATTTCGGTATTACGGAAGGTCTGCGCACGAAAGAGCGCCAGAAACAACTGGTTGCAGAAGGCAAGAGCCAGACCATGAACAGCCGCCACCTGACCGGTGATGCGGTGGATGTTGTTGCCTGGGGTGGCAGCCAGGTGTCATGGGACTGGCCTCTGTACGAGAAAATCGCGCAGGCATTTAAGCAGGCAGCGAAAGAGCTGAATACCCCCATCGAATGGGGCGGGGACTGGCGGACGCTTAAAGACGGCCCACATTTTCAATTGAAGCGATAGCTTGCAAAACATACAGGGCCGCCATGAGCGGCTTTTTTATTGCTCAAAAAACGAAAGAACGGAGGTACGTATGTACGCACTGAAAAAAATTACCGTCACTGAAGATGGTCGCCAGGTTGAGGAAGTGCATGTCCTGGGGGATATGTATCGTCTGGAGTTCTATCCGCGTGACACTCACTTGGTAGC